AAAGGAATGCATGAGCACAGAAGGGGGCAAGCGTCTTGCTCTTCTGTATGGCATACGAAATAGCCTCTGTTTCTCCCTGAAGGAATTGACAAAGGATTGATATTTATTTTAAAGCGTGGTGGTGATGTGTGGCAAAAGGAAAATATGAATATTGGTTAACAAAGGAAGGCTTGATGTTGCTGGAGGGCTGGGCCCGGGATGGCCTGACCGATGAACAGATTGCGAACAATTGCGGGATCACAGCTTCAACGTTGTATGACTGGAAAAAGCGCTTTACTGAGATTTCGGACACCCTAAAAAGAGGCAAAGAGGTGGTCGATTATGAGGTTGAAAACGCGTTGCTGAATAAGGCGCTGAGTGGTGATACCACCGCTCAGATTTTTTGGCTTAAAAACCGCAGGCCAGCCAGATGGCGGGATAAACCTGTAGAACAAAACAGTGATGGAGGTGTCCAGATTATTGATGACGTGTAAAATGTCAGAGCTTCTTTCCCCCGCTTTCTATGAGATTCACCGAGCGATCAAGGCTGAAAAAATCAACGAGCTTGTTGCTAAGGGGGGCCGCGGTTCCACCAAGTCAAGTGCAATCGGTGGGATAGAGCTGCCGTTGATGTTACTGAAACACTCGGACTGCCATGCTGTTGTATTGAGAAAGTACGGAAATACCCTGCGATCCAGTGTTTACGCCCAAGTATGCTGGGGTATTTCCGCGCTTGGCTTGACCAATAAATTTAAGTGCACTGTCAGCCCTATGGAAATCACCTATTTACTCACGGGTCAAAAAATTTATTTTTTCGGCCTGGACGATCCGGGAAAGCTGAAATCTATCAAAGTGCCCTTTGGATATATCGGCATTGTATGGTTTGAGGAGCTGGATCAATTTGACAGTCCGGAACAAGTGCGGAATGTTGAACAAAGTTGTTTGCGTGGAGGCCCCTTCTCCTTCACCTTCAAGAGCTTCAACCCCCCTGCAATGGCACGAAATTGGGCAAATCGGTATGTGTTGGAGGAGAAGCCCGGAAAGCTTGTCCACCATTCCACCTATCTGACAACACCCCGGGAGTGGCTTGGCCCGCGGTTTTTAGCCGACGCTGAGCACCTGAAGGAAAAGAACGAAACAGCGTACCGCCATGAATATTTAGGTGAAGTGGTAGGCAGCGGCTCTGCGGTTTTTGAGAATTTAAAGCTTGAACCGATCCCGGATGAGATGGTCCGGTCCTTTGACCGGCGCCTATACGGTGTTGATTGGGGGTATTACCCGGACCCTTGGGCCTTTAACGGTATGCAATACGACCATGCACGCCGAACCCTTTACATATTCGATGAAGCAACAGCCAAAAGAAAAAGCAACCTGGACACAGCGCAGATCATCAAGGAGCATGGAATAACTGGTGCGGACCGTATTGCCGCAGATTCAGCCGAGCCTAAGAGCGTTGCGGATTACAATGCTTATGGATTGCTTTGCAGAAGTGCTGCAAAAGGGCCCGGCAGTTTGGAATATTCGCACAAATGGCTGCAAGGACTTGATTGTATCTGGATTGATCCGGCACGCTGCCCTGATACCGCGAAGGAGTTCAGCGAATATGAGTATGAGCGCGATAAGGATGGCGAAGTGATCTCCGGTTATCCCGATTTAGACAACCATCATATTGACGCGGTGCGCTACGGGACAGAAGATATATGGAAACGGCGAGGTTATTAAAATGGGAATCTTTGAAACGATACGAGGGGCGGTGATGAAACTGCTGAACATAAAGGACGCAAAAGCGTTGGGCTGCGATATGTCTCCGTATATGGATGAGGCAATCCGGATCTGGGAGAGCCTGTTTTACTTAACTGACCAGCCGCCCCACAGTCTAAAGACCGCACAGACGCTGACAAGTTATGTTGCCACTCTAGCTACATCGGAGCTAACGCTGGATGCCGGAGTAGGAGCACGGGGTGAATTTATCAAGGAACAGACGGAGAGGAACCTGGTTCCGAACCTGGTGGACGCTGTACAGCTTGCCGGAGCTGGCGGTATGGCTGCCATAAAGCCCTATGTGCGAGGCGAGAATATCTATATTGAAATTATTCCAAGAAATCGGATTTTCCCGCGCGTGTGGGGGCCCAACCACCGTATTGAGGCCGGGTATTTAACGGATTACGACAAAGATAAGGAAAAGCGGCCTGTCGTGCGTGTGGAAAATTTTGAGGTTCTGCCGGAGGGCTTGCATATTACCAACAAGGCCTACCGTTTGAAGGAAGGCAATTTGATGGGCGGCGAGGCTGCGCTTAACTCTGTGGAGCGATGGGCCGGCTTGCAGCCCGATTTTATCATTCAGGGTGTTGACCGGCCCCATATTGGGATTATCCGTATGCCGTTTGCCAACACAGTGGATGGAAGTGCCTACCCGGTAAGCCTGTACGCAAATGCGATTGATTCCATTGTCCAGCTCGACAAAACCTATTACGATTTTTTCTGGGAAAGGGACACGGGAAAGCGCCGGATGATCCTAGACCGCAGCGTGGCGATGAAAGACCCGGTAAACGGGAAACCTGCAATTCCATTCCGCGAGCTCTCCAGTGATTATTATATGACGCTGGATATGCCTGAGGACAAAGATCCCTGGAGCGATTACACACCGCAAATGCGTTTTGAGGACTACAAACTGGCAATGGAAACACAGTTTCGGTTACTGGAGCTACAGGTGGGGCTTTCCCAGGGCACCTTTGCAATTGACCCAAAGACCGGGCGGGTTACGGCAACACAGGTTATCAGCGAGGACCGGATAACCTACAACACAATTAAGGCCATTCAGGACAGAGGCATGACTGCCGGGTTGCTGGACGTGCTCTATTGGTTTGACGCTTACGCCTCTATTTATGGGCTTTCCCCCGCCGGGGCTTTTAAGCCTTCCGTTACCTTTGGGGATTCGATCTTTGAGGATACCGGCGTAGAATTCCAACGCAGGAAGGCGCTGGCAGATGGGAAATACATTCGTCCCGAGCTCCTGACAAGCTGGTATTTCGGTGTGTCAGAGGAAAAAGCCAGGGAAATGCTGCCCTGTGAGCCGTCGCCGGATTCCATTTTATTCGGTAAATCCCATGCTGGCGCCTGAATTTATCGAGCATTTGCCCGATAACATCGTCAAGCTATATGCGGACCTTGAAATCCGAATTCTGGAAGACATGGCGCGGCGCATATCCAAGGCAGGAAAACTGACTGAAACGGCGCAATGGCAAATGTGGAGGCTGGAACAAATTGTTAAGGAACGGGAGTTTATTCTCTATCATCTACAGCGCTTGACCGGAAAGACGCAAGGAGAGGTCAATGCGCTTTTACAAGAGGCCGGAGAAGAAGCCCTTTATTATGACGATCAGATATACAGAGCCGCCGGGCTAAGCCCTGCAGAGATTCAGGGCAGTCTAAAGCTCCAGCAGGAAATACGGGCGGGCATGGAAAAGACCATGCAGCTGTTTCAAAACTTAACCAGTACCACGGCAAACACGGCAACCCTGCAGTTTGAAAACGCCCTGGACGCGGCCTATATGGACATCGTTTCCGGCGCATTCTCTTATCAGGACGCAATCAAAAACGCTGTAAAAGGCCTTGCCAAGGATGGTATAGACGCGATAATATATCCCACCGGACATAAGGATAAAATGGATGTAGCTGTCCGTCGCGCTGTTCTAACCGGCGTCAACCAGACCGCAGCCAAACTAAGCTTGGCACGCATGGAGGAAATGGATTGCGACCTTCTGGAAACCACGGCCCACCTGGGCGCAAGGCCAAGCCATGTGGAGTGGCAGGGAAAAATTTTCAGCCGTTCCGGACAAAGCGGGAGGTATCCTGATTTCGTCCGGTCAACAGGCTATGGCACCGGAGCAGGCCTCTGCGGGTGGAATTGCCGCCATTCCTTTTTCCCTTATTTTGAAGGGCTTTCTGAGCGGGCATATTCGCGGGAAAAGCTGAAGGAGTATGAAACGGTTAAAGTAACCTATAACGGCCAAGAATTGAGCGTTTATGAAGCCAGCCAGCAGCAACGTTATATTGAACGCCAGATCCGTCGGTGGAAACGTGAATATATGGCAATGGACGCAGCAGGAGCCGACACCACCGAGGCAAGCGTCAAGCTGGCGCAATGGAGGGCAAAGCAGAAGGATTTTATAAATCAAACCGGACTTGACGAGGACAACTTCCGCAGCCAGGTATATGGGTTCGGCAGGAATCAGGCCAGTAAAGCTTATTGGAAAAACCGAAACGAGATTGAGAAATACAAAAAAATCCGATATAATAAAGATGATACAATCGTTGTGACGGATGATTGGACAAGCAAAGAACACCCCCACCTTGACCGGACATATAAGCCGAACGCAGTAGTAGATTCGATTTCCAGACATGGAGAACAGCGAGACCGTACCATTTACGATGAAAACGGGCTTATGCTGATACAAGTTCACGGAGGGAATCACGGTCAACCCAAAAATCATCCTTATGGAACTCACGGAGAACACATCCATGAGTTTTTATGGGATACTAAAGGAAATCTTGTGAATAAGACGACAAGAAACATGACAGACGAAGAACGTAAGCGACACCGCAATATTTTAGGGGGTGAATCTTAATGACAGTTGAAGCATTTAAAGAAATGATGCTTTGTAATGAGCCAATGTTTGAATATAACGGTGAGGAATATTCGATTTGCTGGCCTGGTAAAAAGTATTATGTTACAGCTTCCGACAGTCCTGACGATTTAAATTTAGAATTCAAATCAATCGATGACCTTCTGGATAACTGGATAATCCAGGGGAAAAGGCTTCGAGATATTTTACCTGAAATTCATTTTGATTAACCGCTCTGGAAACGGGGCGCTTTTTCTTGCAATTTTCTCAATATTCTCAATGATTTGAGCAGCCATAGCAGGCTGCTTTTTTCATACTAAAATGCCCCGGGCACGGCGTAAAACTGCGGCTATCCTGTGAGAAGCGACCTCGTAAAAAAGCGTATGGAAGGAAAGGAAAAAGATGAAAAGAGAAGACCTGAAAGCAATGGGACTGCCCGACGAACAGATCAACACCATCATGGATTTGCACGGAGCAGACATTGAAAGGCAAAAAACTACTGTTTCAACATTGACGGCTGAACGGGACGGGCTTAAGGAACGGCTCGAGGAGGCCAACGGTAAGCTGGAGGGCTATGACCCGGAGTGGAAAACGAAGGCCGGCCAAGCCCAATCGGAAGCCGACCGGAAAATTGCCGACATTCAGCGAGGGTATGTGCTAAAAGAGCATAGCGCCGGGTTAAAGTTCACCAGTGAAAGCGCAAGGAGAGCTTTTTTGAGCGACCTTGATGCGGCAAAGCTGCCCTTGCAGGATGAAAAGCTGCTAGGGTTTGAGGACTTTGTCAAGCAGTACCGCGAAGCCGACCCCGGCGCCTTTGCG